ATTTGTATCTAAAGTTAAATCGTATGCACCACTTGAAGTAAGAGTTGCTGTTGCAGCTCCTGTTCCAATTTTAGTTTCACCAGTTCCTTTTGGAATAATAGCTACATCTATATTAGAATCTCCACCTGTTGCAGATATGCTAGGTGCATTACCTGTTGCAGCATTTGTAATATCAAATTGGTTTACTGCAGATGATGTTGTTTGAAATATAATTTGTTCATTTCCGTTTTCATCGTTAATTCCATGTGCATCATCAAAAGCTATGTTGAAACTGTTAGTATCTAAATCGCCACCTAATTGTGGTGTAGTGTCATCAACAAGATCACTTGCTAATGAAATAGTAGAAATATTTGGATTAGTACCATCGTCTGCTTTTGCATATGCAATTACAGTTTTACCATTTGCAACTGTAGCAGAAGTTCCTGTACCTGTTGCATATTTAAATACTACATTCTGAGATCCAGAAGTTCCATTTTTTAAAAAATAAAAATTTTGTACGTCTAAAGGTATTGTAACGTTTCTTGAAGCTGTAAGAGATCCTGTAAATTCTATAATCCTGTGTGCAAGGACAGCACCTGTTCCACCATCTGTTACAGATAAAGTTGTATCACCTGAATCAGAAACAGCTTGAGCGCTATAACCACCAGATATTTGTTCTATAATTTCTAAATTAGTATTAGTCTTTGTACCCCAAGTTCCTGCGTTTTCACCAGTTGCTTGTTTTTCTATACCCAGAGGGGTGTATGTAGATGCCATATTTTATCTCCTATGCAGCGTCACTATAACTTGTATTTGATCCAGTTGCAACATCCGAATAAGAGTCATTCGAACCTGTTGAAACATTACTATAAGACGTATTTGAGCCAGTGTCAACATCGCCATAAGCAAATATATTAACACTTCCGATACTGCTTGTTATTGATTGTCCTGTTAATCCTACTTGAATATCTGCTATAGAAATAGACCCTACACTAGCACTAAAAGATTGACCTGTTAATCCTAAAGCTTCTTCTATTGTTAAAGATCCAACAGCAGGGGTAGAAGATAAGCCTGTTGGTTGAGCTATAGCACCACCTAAACCAACAATAGATCCTAAACTAAATTCTGCCGAAACACCTGATACTAATACAGTATCATTTGGTATTGTAACTGTACCTAAACTTACGGTAGCTGATTGGCCTGTTAAATCTGCCTCTTGTGAAGATGATCCTGTAGCTGTTCCTTGAGCTGAAGTTATAGATAACCCAGATGGTAATACTGTTTCGTTTGGTGCTTTTGCTGTTCCTTGTGAAACTGTAAATGATTGACCAGATAAACCAACAACCATATCTGCAACTGTTGGTGTTCCTAAAACTGCAGTAATTGCATCCGCACTTAAACCTTGTGTTTGATCTCTTGGAGTTATGGATCCAACAGAAAAAGATGCTGATATACCTTCTACTACAACAGGATTAAATGCTTCACCTTGTGAAGCTGTAAATGATTGACCAGTTAAAGTTAAAATTACATCAGGTACGTCAACAGATCCAATACTAGATGTTATAGATAAACCAGATGGTTGAGCAACGGCGTCTTTTAATTCATTCCATTCGTCTTCACCCCAAGACTTTGCACCCCAACCAGTTTTTAAAGTTGTAGCTTCATTCCAATTAGCCTGATTCCAGGTTAACCGGCCCCATCCTGAAGTCACCGACATGGTTGACCTCCTATGCTAATCTGATTATCGCGTTACTTGCGTCGGCTGTTGGAAACTCTATTTTAAAAGTTCCATTACTTGCTGTTTTGTCACCACCAAATGCAATAATTGCAACAGAGTCTGTAGTTGAAGAACCACCATTTGTTGTAGTGTTATAAATCATTGCTCCGTTTGCAGTAAAAGATGCAGATGAATAAGTTACGTCTGAAAAATCTGTAAACGCTGTTGTTGAAGATAAAGATACACCGGAATTTGTCAAAGTTGCTCCACCTGCAGAGTAAGCAGAACCAGATGTATTTGTAATTTCTTCAGAAGTTGAATAATCTGTTGTAGATGCACCTAAAGAAGCATTACTATCAAATAGTGCTAATTTAAAAGTATGACCACCTGAAGATTCAAAACTGTGTTTACCTTGTAAAAGTTCTTGTTTAAAACTTGAACATATTGCCGATGTTATTGCCATAAAATTTTCTCCTATTACGGTGAAGATGATTCAATTTTAAATCTAACGGTTCCGTCAGTATAATCGTCTCGTCTTCGTCTTCCAGTTTGCTCTATCGCGAACTTCTGTATCTCCTGTTTATACTTATTTTCATATAGTGTCAACATGTCTATCGGACCTTTTAAATACGAAAATGCTTCTGACAAACAGCAATATAATAGACCATTTGGAAAATTAAGACTAATGTAGTTAGTGTCATTATTCTCCAATAGATCAGGCATCTTATTAAAATGAACTCTAAATCTATATGTAGTATTTGGTGTGGGAGATACAAATATTCTTCCTGAAGTAGTATCAGATTCTCCTGTACCACCACCAAACATAGCATAATATTTAGGTTGACCTTGAGCTGCTGATGTTCCTGTAACATCTTGATACTCTTGAAGATAAGTCACATCTTTTTTCTGTTAACCATCTGTTAGCTCCTGTAATTTCAGATCCTGCTGTATCGTAAAACTTGTATACCTCTTATAAATAAAGCTCCTGCAGGACAGTTAATAGATTCTTGACCAGCAAACAAAAATTACCTAGTTGTTGTTTTCTATCAGCATCAATAGGTACATCTCTAAAAAATTCTAGTATTGTGCATTTAATATAATATTTTCTAAAACAGAATCTGTTAAAACATTTGAATCTGTTTCTGTGTAACTTTTAATTTGTGTCTTTAATCCTGATGCACTTAATCCAGCCATTATTCAGTTTCTCCTTTATGTTTTTCTCGTATCTTTTTTTGTTTTGCAGTTTCTTCTACAATTAAAACTTCTTCTGGACATGCACATTGTTTAATACCAAGTAATTTACAAATAAAATTTTTTAATTTTTTTATCATGGCGTTATTGTAACTGGTCCTGCAGACACAGTTGGTCCTCCTGAATCTTCTGTTATACTAGGAGTTGCCCCTAGTGTAAATGTATATTTATNTGTTGTAGTTACTGTTATACTAAATCCTGAAGAGTTTTCATATGTTGTAAAAGCNACTCCTCCAGGACTTCCTAATACATTTCTAAATCTTACAGTATCTCCGCTAGTTCTACCATGATTATTTTCAGTAACTGTAATTGTTTGTGATGATGCAGTTATAGAAAAAGGATTGTTTCCTAACATANCAGCAACNGCTGGTTCAATTCTATCTGGTCTAATATTTCTTAAAGATATACCGTCGGCACTATTTGGTTTTGGTTCTAACTGTGGTTGTTTTGGTTCAAATTCTGATACATGAACTAAGGATCCATTCCATTCTCTTACCATTTCTCTATATGGAAACTCTAATCCTGATCTGTCTGATATTGCTTTTGCATGTTTTCCTGTTGCATATTTTGGCATTATGTTCCTGGGTAATAAACTTTAGGTGTAATATATGTGCTAGAAGCTGAACCATCTTCTGCAAGTGCTCTTGCTAATTCATCTTCATAATACAATTTCATTTGTTGAGCTAGTTGTGGTGCATATTTCTGTGATAAGTAAAAAGCAAGCCCTGCTGTCATACATGGTACAAATCTAAATGGTACGTCTGTTGCATTTGTATAATCTCCTGCATCTTGAATTCTTTTTATATAATAAAAATGCATATCTTTAGAAGCATTTGTTGAATCTGGTGTTGGATAAACACTAATACTAACATGATCAATAAATCTTTGTACCCAATATTGATTAGGTGTACCTTTAGAAAGTTTATTTGAAAAACCAGCATAAGTAGATCTATCTACTTTAGTCATAGGACTATCCGATTGAGTTGTTGCTGTTCTATTATTTCTTAATTGTGCTTCAAGAACATCGGATATTCCATACACACCATTTGGATTTGATGTAGCACTTGTACCATCATCACTTGATCTAAAAAATTTATATTCAGCCTGTCCTTCAACTAAATCAAGATCGAGTTCATCTATTTCCCAATAGTGTATACCTCTATTGCCCCATTCTTGAAATAAAATATTAAGAGATCTTCTTGCAGATTTAAGTTGATAACCTGCAACATTTTGTAATCCAATACGTTCGAAAGCGTCTTCTACTATTTCATCAATAGCAAAAGTTTTATCGAACGTTGTTGTTCCCGAAGTAGTATTAGCCATTTAAACTCCTAGCCAGTGTAACCAATAGTCAAAGACGTTGTGTTAGTCATGGTTGCATGAACACCATTTTCAAATCTGATACCATTACCTGGAACATAGATATCTAAACCTTCTGTACCAAAATCAGCTTCGAAAACTTTATCTCCCGAACTACCAGATG